AGTCCTTTCTTTTCGATTGCTTGCCCGCATAGTTGAAAAGGTGTAGAACTTATGATAAACTATAGGTGTATTTTTTTATCATCCTTTCCATTGCTTGCTAGATGGAAAGTTGAATCCTCACACTCAAGATTTGGCGATGGCGAGTGTGGGGATTTTTTTATTTTTAATTCAACAAAAAACGGTAACTAAATTTATAGTTACCGTTTCTGCGTGGCAGCTTGTGCCAACCAGATTATTTGCACTAAGATTTCTCCTAGGTTAGTAACTATATATTATCAAATATATATCATTTTGTCAAAAAAAGTAGCCGTATCAAATACGGCTACCATCACGTTATGGATCTAAAATCCAAACCTAAACTTTATGGATCTAAACTCCTGATAGCTGTATTGTAATATAATTTTTAAAAAATATCAATTTTGTACAATAGACCATGAAAAGCTGAGGAAAACAATCTTTACCTCAGGTCAAAAAAGGGAAGCAACGGTTAAGTTACTTCCCCTGGCACGCTAAGGTGCAAAGTTTAAAATTATGAGGGCTTGCCTCTAAGTAACTTAATTATATCATAAAAAATAATAATTCCAAAATTATAATACATTTCGTTGATTATAAAAGGTTAATTTAATACTCAAACCCATCTACTAAGAAGAGAGGAATTTCTTTTCCTTTATACGAGTGCGTACCGTTTGCTCGTACATAAAATTTTGAAACTTTAGTCACATCGAATTTCTCTGTATCGTCAAGAAAAACCTTCAAGATAACAGGGTTATTCTCTTTTCCATTTAAGTGGATTAAGTATTTTGAAAAAACCGTACTAGGGTCAACGACTTGGTCAACTGAATCGTAAATCACTAATTTTGTATCATCCGGCCATCCTCCGTACAAATTATTATTTGCCATTTGATATTCACCAACAGGCGTGTTTTTGAAGTTTTTAGCAGGTTTAATCTTAGCCTTACCTTCTGATTTTTCAAGTTCGTTTTTTGAAGAAGACTTTGAAATTTCATTTGTTTTAAGAGCATTATTTTCTTTCGTATCGCTACAACCTACTAAAAAAGATGCAAGTAATAAAGTTGTTGCTAGCAAAGTTACTTTTTTCATTATTTATATCCCTTCCTAATTTACTAATGCTAAATATTCTTCCTTAACCATCGTTTCATCAGCAATGGTTTTTATTTCTCTCTATACACGCTGATAACTTCTCCGATAGTTCGGATGTCGTTGTTTTCGTCCAGTTGAATATCAGCACATTCAGGGTTAAGACTTTCTAAATACCCTTGACGTAGTTTCTTGACATAGTTGGCGCCGTCAACTTGGAAGATACCAATGGTGTTGAAATCAACCTGTGGGGTATTCTTGATAAAGAGGTAGTCACCATTTTTTATCTTTGGCTCCATAGAGTTGCCGACGACATAAGCGATAGCATCGTAGTCGTCTGGGATTTCATCATCATAGAATGAAACCTCCATATCTAAATCGTCGTCCTGCATCGAGCCACTACCAGCAGAGACAACCCCAGTAACACGACGGTAAGTAGTCTGTCTGTAGTCGTCCAGTCTGATGATGTTTTCCGATACTTCGTTTATCTTCGCTTTTCTTCGTTTCTCTTGTTCGTCCCGTAATTTTTCAGCGTATGTTACAACTTTTCTTTGTCCATTCGGTTCTAGTTGGTCGTAGATGGATTGGATTTGGGATTTTGAAAGAACAGCTGGGGTAGCGTTGATTTGAATTTCTTGTTCATCATCTAGCATATTAATTAAATCATCTGTAGAAATTTGCATCCCTTTAGCGATTTTTTCTATTGTGTCATAAGATGGAATAATGGGTTTTTTTGATTTCGGATGTTCATTTTTTTCAAGCATAGAAATATATCCTTTTGTTAAATCAGATAATTCACAAAAAGCATCCATCGATAATTTATGCTCTGTTCTATATGATTTGAGTAATTCTCCTAACTTCATTTAAAAACCCCTTTCTATATATTGTTTAATCCATTATACATCTTTAAATAAAAAAAGTAAATATTTTTTGTTTAACACACTTGACATTTTGTGTTTAACGTGTTAAACTATAATCAAGCTTAAGGAAAAGGAGGTAAGGCGAATGATGGAACACATCATAAAAAGCCTAGCAACCAAGGACACTGCAATCGTCATCTTGGCACTAGGCTTAGTCAGAGAAGCACGTTTGTGGCACAAACAAATCTTAGAACACAAACGTAAGCTTCAAAACAAAAAGTAGAGAAAGGGGCAGAAGCCCCAACCTCTACTTGATAGTGTACCATCATTTGCCGTGAAAAGCAATGGATGAAAATGTTGGATTGATAATCCTAGCAGGATTTGTGATTGTGTCTTTCACTATTCGTAAGATAGTGGAATACCGATGTGATAAAAAAGATAAGGAGTAGGGAAATGGATAGTGTTCTTTCAGCGATTCTCGTCTCAGTAATTACTTCATTTTTGGTGACGGCAATGCTATTGCGAGGGTATTCGAATAGATTGACCGAAATGCTTGAAACTTTCTTCAACGAGGAATGGCAAGCAAGAAAAGAGCTACGAAAACTTGTTTTAGATACAATGGATAGAATTGCTAATAAATACAAATAGAGCAAAAGTTTTTATCGATAGGAGTAGAAAAATTCAAATTAAAAAGCACGGCTGAAAACAACTGTGCTGAGTTATTTGTTAAATTACTGGTTGAATTGCCTAGAGATTGGCTCTGCAATAATGGATAAAAATACTCCAGCAAGTTACCAAGTCGCTGGAGGTGTGGATTTTTTATAGATCAACGTTGGTAAGACTGAAATCACTTCGGAGGTTCCACTTCCTACACATGCATCATTCACTGCGAATACTAATTCTCGGGAAGTTCTGGGGAAAGAGTTAAAGTTTCCACCCTACTCGTACATTTGCTATCACAAAAGCACGGCAGATCGATAACTCATTCCCTTTTCTCCACACTAGTTACTTGTCAGTTGGAAAGACTGATGTTCATTAGTGAGAACGTTTTTCAAAGGTTGATCACATTTCTATACAAAAACTCGGACAAATAAAGCGTCCTCCCTTCGTAAAGATATATTCATTATGCAAAATTAAGTTGATTAACACATCGGTCTTAAGACTGATTTTCGGAGGCAATATTGGAAGATAAGATCATTGAACTTGCTGATTACTTCATCAGCGAAAACACAACGTACAGAGAAGCTAAAATAGCGTGTGAGAAGCTATTGAGACAAGTCAGCCATGAGATAGAACTCAGGGCGATGGAAAGTCAGATTAGATGAATTAAGATAAGGAGGTAGGAATGTGCAAGGCGAACGTTTAAGAAAATGGCGTGAAAAAGAGAAAATGTCACAAGAGGAACTTGCAGAGAAGTCAAATGTTTCTCGAACAACAATACACTTGATTGAATCAGGTCAGTCGTCAACAGTAAAAATTCGAACACTTCAAAAATTAGCATTAGTTTTTAATAAACAAGTGAAAGATTTTTTTTAAAGTAAATGTTTAACAAATTAAACAAAGTTTTGGATTAAAAAAGAATGATTGAAAATAAGCGAGGAGGAAATAGTATGAACAATGCAGCGCAAAAAGTAACACGGATTGACAGAGATGCCTGGGAGATCGCTACGGAGCTGGCGAACGAGTACGGCGTATCTATTTGTCACATCATTAGCGAGAGCGTCCGCTACTGTGCAGAGAATGCTGAATTTAAGGAGATGGACGTTGTCGTTAAACGATTGGTAATCGGCAGCAAGGTGCTGGAGTAGGAGGGGAAGATGGTACTAGAGAATTTAAAAGATGATATCCAAAGCTTTATTGAGAAGAGGGCTGATGAAGCAATTCAACAATCAAGGACATATTCACAAGCGATTTCGCTCGTGTCAAAATACACTGATTTTTCAGAACACGGTTTAGCAATGACAAAAGCTATTCAAGACGAAATTAGGAAACGTGCCTTGAATAGCCTAGTGTGAAATTATATAGCTTCTATTTTCACAATAGATGCAGAAGCATAGATAAGAGATGGATTTTCAATATCAAAGAAAAATAGAGCATTTGCTACTATTTCTAAAAAACTAGGAACTAAACCATCATGATGATGATACCAAAGTCCACTAAGCTCACCTAATGAAACTGAGTTGTTTGAAGTTTTCCAAGTTTGAAAAGTTTGTTCTTCGTGGAAAATAGCTTCGGTACCATCTGAAAAAGTAACTTTTATTTTGTGCATATTCTCACCTCCTTTCTGCTTTATTATAACAGAAATAGTAGTTGAGTATATTTTTAGAAAAGGAGTAAAAAATGGACATTCCAAGACAAGATAGTGATCTTATCAAAGAAATCGTTGAGAAACATTTTGAAAATATGGTTGACGATGTTTTGGCACATACAGAAACCTATTATGACGCTTTGGGTGCTGTTGGTTGCATCAAGGGAAGCAATATTGTTGACATGGGACAGTTGGCTGATTGTTTGAGGAGAGCTATCAGAAAACGTGCTATGCAACAAAAAACACCTAATCATAACTAGATTTAGAAAGGAACTTTATGAACGAAATTTTTAATTTTCACGGGCAGGAAGTCCGTACTTTGACAATTGATGACGAGCCGTGGTTCGTTGGGAAAGATGTTGCGGACATCCTAGGATATAGCAAGGCTAGAAATGCAATTGCTCTTCACGTTGATGAAGATGACGCCCTAAAACAGGGCCTCACAGATAATTTAGGCAGAGTACAAGAAACTATCATCATCAACGAATCTGGTCTCTACTCTCTTATCTTATCCAGCAAGTTGCCACAGGCCAAGGAATTCAAGCGATGGGTGACATCAGAGGTCTTGCCAGCTATTCGCAAGCAGGGCGGTTTCATTCGCGAGGATTTGGACGAGGATGCCTTTATTGCTTTATTTACTGGGCAAAAGAAATTGCGTGAGCAACAAGCTACCATGCTTGAAGATATTGACTATCTCAAGAGTGAACAACCGATTCATCCAAGCTATGCTCAATCGCTACTGAAGAAGCGCAAGGCTCGTGTAGTAGCTTGCTTGGGTGGTATTGATAGTCCAGCTTATGCGGATAAGATTTTTGCTCAGTCAGTATTTAGACAAGCTGAGGTTGATTTCAAGGATCATTTCAATATCAGTCGCTATGACCTGCTACCGAAAAAATTTGCGGAAGCAGCTCTTGCTTACTGGATGACGTGGGAGCCAAGCACAAATACCAAGATGAAGATTATGGAGCTGAACGCCTTTAGTCAAGCGTAGGGAGGAAGAAAATGAGACCAAGACGATATCCGTATAGTGGACAAAAAGAGTCCACCTTTGTGAAGGCAGACCCTGAGTTGGTATTGAATATCAATAAGATTAATACTGGAAATATACTAGCGAAAAATATATTTGGAAAAATTTTAGATAAAGAAAGTAGGTAAGAAGAATGGCTAAAAATTCAATGAACCTTGAAGTTAAAGTTAAT